CTTGAAAATTTAGTTCTTTCTAAATAATGTGGTTCAATTAAAAGACCAGTTTTTAAACTTGCTTTTTGTGGAGCAAATTGTCTAATCATTGAAAATAATGTATGATCAGTAAATTGTACTGTTCTTACAAAATCGAATATGTTTTGTTTTTTACTTCCCTTTTCTAATTTATTAAAATATACATCTTGTAATTGTTTTAAATCAGGATAATATGATGATGAAGCATGTCTTGGATCTCCTAATTTTTCATCTAAACTAAAAGTACCTAAAGTATAAATTATATCTTCACTTATTTCATTTTGTGGAGAGAAAAATACTCCTAATGAATCAAAATCAGGTACTTGTCTTTCAGCTGTAGATTCTTGGGATAAAATTAATGGGGATAATATATTATCTTCTACTTTTCCTTCATCTACCCTAATTTTTCTATTCATAGGAGATCTACCAATAGTATTAGGAGTAGGTAAATGATGTTCTTCTACAAAAGGTAATACATTTTTCCCTGTCATAAATGAGAATCCATTTAAATAACTAGTGTCTTCATTAGGATGATGTGATTGTAATAAAGGTATACCTGCAATTGTAAATATAGGTTCTCCTCCACTTTGATCTAAATCTAAACTTGAACTTAAAATTGCACCCCCTGTAATTATACCTGTTAAAGGTGATGAAGGAGAAATCAATCCTGCATCTGTTGGGGTTATATTCCATGCTGTTGATGAAGAAGGTATTTGTGATGTAGTGTCATGATTTAAATCTAATTCAAAAGATAAAGGATATCTTAAAACTAAATGATTGTATGAAGATGAAATTGAATTACCTGAATACATTAAAGGTTCTAATGCATGATTGCTTAATGTTTTATGATTTAACATTTCCCCAAAGTAATATCTTACTTCAGACATTGAACCTGAATATTCTAAATCAAACGCTGAACCTGTGTTTGCTGTTGTATAATTTGAACTTGTAGCTGGAGTTCCAAAATTTCTTATACCACCAAAAAATGCTCTTGTAGCACCATTATGGTGTTCTGGATGTAGTGGTTTTACTTTTACATTGTCTATTGATCCTGAGAATAAAGTTGTTGCTCTTAATGTTAATGTTTGGTTTAACCCACCTGCAGTCATTGTGTGTATTATAGTATTTCCCGTTGTATTGACACATGGCGCAACATGATTGTTGCTACCTATAGAACCTGAGCTTATAAAATCATAACCACCTCCCCCTAATTTTATTGCAATAGTTCCTTGATGTACATTAAAAGTATCAAATGAAATTTCATAAGGTTTTCCTCCTTCTATTTCTAAACTTGTTTGTGTTAATTCACCTGCTGTACCTAAATTATTATATGAGGCTACTCCATCTGATATAGTCCATCCTGTGTCTTTTGTAAAATTACTGTCTGTATCAAATATTCCGTTTGTTACTAAGTTAGGACGGAAGTTAGGATTACCAAAAGCTTCTGCATTTCGTCTTTCAGATAAAGTAACTGATGATGTGTAATGCATTATTTCTTGTAAGTGGTTTGCTTGATAAGCACCAAATCTTACTGTGGAATCACTTCCTGAAATACCATCTGTTCCTATAAATATATCCCAAAAATCACCATTAAATATGGGAAATAAAGAAGATGTAGCTATACTTGAAGTAAATTGTTGTAATTCTAAATGACCAAATTTAAAAGCATCTCCATCAGTGTATACATCTGTAGTACTTGTATTAGGACTTAATAATAAATGTAAATCTGAAGCTGAAACACTACCTGATAAAGAAAATAGATGTTGTTTAGCTCCTACTCCATTTTTATCTAATAATCTTCCTGGTTTTATTCTAAATTCAACTGTTTTAGCTGATGCAGATAGATTAGATGTTAAAGTAGAATTCCAATCTGTTTGTAGAAAGAAACCATCATGGTTTTCTGAATATCCAGATAATACTTTTGAAAATTTACTATAGCTATATGTTTTAAATTCATCTCTATTTGGGTCTGCACTACCATATTCCTTTATATCTAACATAGTATCAGGAATACCATAACAATTAATTAATGCTCTTAAACCTCTTTCAGTTCCCTTAGTTTTTAAAAGATAAGGTGCATTATTATATAAACGTTTCCAAACTTCTTTTGTTATGTCTTCTTTAGATGAAGTATTTAAAGAGGCTGTTATTACTGTTGTTGAGTCTGATGTTGTATAAGGAGCTCCGAAAACATAATTTATTAAATCCTCATTTTCAAATTGATCAAATGATTCTATTCCTAAACTTTTTAAAGCATAGTATACTAAATTTTTAGAAATTCCATACTTTTGTTTATTATTTCTTATTTCTGATATTTCTTTTATATGTGCCCAAATAGGATCAAACATATTGCCCATCATATCATTAAATAACATGTATGGCTCATTTTCTTCTTTATCTCCTATATGACTAGGTACTAACTTAATTAATCTGTTTGGGTTTTGATTATCAAATACAGAAGCAGATAACAATTGGCCCCCATAATTTGTTGTATCATAAGAATTATTACTACCTAGCCAAGTTTTAGCTTCTGAAGATGTTGTATGATATAATAGATATGGTTCCCCTTTATTAGTTTTAGGCCATGTGTAAGGACTACCTGAAGTAAAATATAAAAATCTTTCATAACCATCAAAACTTTCTATTAGTTTTTTCTTTTTACTAGCAATTGAAGCTGTAGCTTGTAAAACAGCAGCTGATTGAGAAGTATCTCCTGTTATAGTATTTATATTATTAAATTGTTTATTATATAATTCTACTAATTTTAATTTATATTCAAAGTTTTTTAATCGTTCAGTTGCACTACCAAAATGTACAAAATTTTCAAAATGTGAAGGAGTTACTTGTTCAAAATCTAATGAAGCTGTGTTTACTGGTCTTACATATCCATAATCTATTTCTGGAATTTCATAATTATTTAATCTACTTATTAGACGTTGATAAGATGATGTAGTGTCTGTTGTTAATATTTCATTATATGATTTAAAAGCTGTTGGTACAGTTTCATTTAATCTTAAATCTATATTAAAATTAGGACCTCTTAAGGGGGTTGAAGTATCTGTAGGTTCTAATTCTCCTAAATCATAGGTAATTTTTATAGGTTCTACTATATCTTCTGCTATTTTTAATTTGTCCCCTTTTTCATAATTATCTGGAAGGGGTTTTAATAATTTTATTAAAACTAAAAATCTATTAGATGTTGTTGTATCTAAATCTATATTAACACCAACAAAATTATTATTATTTCTAAAACTTAAAACAAAATCTTTAAAGAAAGGAGAATTTTGAACACTATTAATAAATCCTCTAGAATTAGCTTGTAAAAGACTATTAGATTTAAAACAAGATAATTTTATTTCTGTTCTTGTGGGTGAAATTTCATAAATAGTAAAAGGAAAACCTGTTTCGTTAAATATTTTTCTTTTTTGTATATTAATATTTAAATTATATGTTCCTGAAGTATATCCTTTACTTCTTAAAATAGTTAAAGGATCTATATTAATATCACTAGTTAAACCTTGAGAAGAAGTTGTAGATTTATAATTAGTATAATTAGGAATATGTTCTAATATATTACCTCTAAGGTTAGATATAAATATTTCTATATAATCTTCTGCCCTACCAAATTTACGTTCTACATTTACTGTAGTTAGATCATTTTTATTAGGGATATCTAATCTAGATATTATATTTTCTTCTAAAGTTTTAGCCATTAGTTAGATTAGTTTGTTCGTTTAATGATTGATTTAAAGAAGTTAAATCATTATTTAAGCTTAAATTAGCTAACTCAGTTTCTAATTCTATGATTTTATTACTTAACCTATTAATTTCATCATCTTTAGTACTACCAGGTATTCCTATTTTTTCAGTACTATTATCTATTAAAGTTTGGTGAGATTCTGTTCCTACATTAGGTATGTCAAAAAATAAAATTCTATATTGTTCAAAAAATTTACTTATACTAATTTTATCTGGTTCTTTTTTTACTTCTTTAAAAGAACGATCTATTGTATTACTTAATTCTATATTATTAAATACTTGTTTTGTTAGTTTCATTATCTTATAACTTTAAAAATATAATCTTCATCAAATATTTGAATACCTTCATTATTATCAGATCTAAACATTAATTTATAATAACGTTCTGGTTGTAATCCCTCTATAAATAAATCAAAATACATACCATTACTATCAGCACTTAATTTAGTATACTCAGTGTCAAAAGGTATTATTACTTCGTCTGTTTCTGCGTCTCTTACACTATAATAACTTGTTGCTGGTAAATATTGTATGTCTAAATAATTTGAAGTTGTTGTAAATGTTCTATCTGGGTATCTTTTTCTAGTTGTAAATCTAAAACGTTGTTTTGATTTTCTTTGAAAAGTAGCTTTATTATTATGTAATTCTAAAAATATATCTCCTCCCGTTAATGTTGTAGCTCCTGATGTAGGGTTATATGATGAATCATCCCATTTGAAACATAGTTTAGGAGGATATATTGTATGGGTGTTTGATGAAAAATATTTTAATTCTCCAAATCCAAAATTATCTTCTTCTACTATTGTTGGTTTTTTTAATAAAAAACCATTATTAATAAGACCTAAAGGATAAGATTCATCTTGATAAAAACTTGCTGAATATTTTTGTATAATAGTAGTTACATCTATATCTAAGTCTAAAGTATTAGGAGCTGCTTGAAAATCTTGTATTCCTTTAAAAGCACTACCTGTATACCATACTCCTCCTCCTGCTTGTGTTGTTAAAGATCCTGTTGCTCCATCACCAAAATTTGAAGTGGGCCAAAGAGAACTTGTATTTGATGTTCTATAAAGCCAAGTTGCACCATTAGCTGATGTAGGTGGAGTAGCTGTATATCTTTCAGTTCCTTCATCCCATGATTGACTTAAAGCATAAGCTTCAATAGTATGATCTGCAGTTAAATTTTTATGTTCAGTAGAAAATAATTGTAAGTTAATTTGGCAATTTTCTGTGTTTACTTCTTTTGATGTACCAGTAAATTTCTTTTCTATTACATCTTTTATTTCTGTGTTATTAAATTTAATTATAATTCTAGAAGGATAATAAACATCCCCCGTTGATTTTTTTTCTTCAACCAATTCAAGAATTTCGTCTTTTCCTGCATTCATATCTTTACGATCAGGATGACTGTATAATGTTGTATCTTTTTCAGGGAATATAAAATAATATGCCATATTAGTATTGTGTTATTTTTCCTCTAATGTCGTTATTAGGATATTTTAATTCAAAAATACAAGGGTCCATTGAAGGAAATATTATATTTTCATTAGTAGCTATTTTAAA